GCGCCGCCTGATACTGAACCACCCGCTGAGACAAAGACGCCGCATTCGGATCGGTGACGGGGATTACATCAATCCTGCCATCATAATCATCCGTGCGGGTGGCACCCATGTCAGTTTCATAGTCATACTCGCCCTGCATATGGGTGCGAATAATATCCACAAGCAAATCAAGCTCTTGCTTCAATGAAGCATGAAGGCGAGCCTGAACCGCAGACATCACCTTCATCGCCCGCTCCATCAGAGCAAGCGTGGTGCCTACGGGAGCATTCTGATTCGCGTCACCAATCTGGAGATCCGCAATAGACGCAAAGCGACGACCTTCCTCAACCAAATTCCCAAGCAAACCAGCGAGAACCTGAGAGGGTTCCTTGTATGGGAGGAAGGTGATGCTGTCCTTAATCGCCCCCGAGGGGACATCCACATCCCGGAACTCACCCGGCATCAACGGCGTACTGTCGCCCTTAATCCGAAGACCACGCGCCTTCAAACCAGCCGGGAGGTTGGAGAGCGTACCGGCATCAACAAGCTGCCGAAGGATCGAGGTGGCAGACTTAGCAATGCCGCCGACCAAATGAATCAACCCAAAAGGGTAGAAACCAAAGCCAGGAATATACCCATACTGGACGAAATGCTGACGCTTCAGTTTGAGGTCGTCGTCTTGTCGCCAGTTCCGATAGACCGAGAGGATCTTGCCCGTAGATTTCTCAACGGTAACAACATACGGCAGCGCAACGCCAGTTTCTTCCCCGTCCTTATCCACATCCTCATACCCAGGTAGGTCGAGGTCAACGTGCATTTCAAGGAGAATATGCCTGTCATCTTGGTCCGTAAGCTCTTCGCCCGCGAGCGTGTCTTTGATTCGCTGAATCTCGTTCCTGTCTGGAACCGGAGAAGATAAATCAATGTCCCGATAGAACCCAATCACCTGTAACTTTCGGATTTCATTGGGGTGCTTCCGCATAATATGCGTGTAGCGTGTAGCGGTTTGAAGGTCCGTAGCCCCATAAGGAGCAACAAAGTCCTCAGCCGGGACGTAAATGGAAGAAGGCCGACCCAAAGTTGGATCCCAATAGACCTTCTTAAATGCTGCCCCAGCCAACGGCAGAGCAAACAACATCCTTTCATGCTCACCGCGATAGTCCGACATCTTCTCAGTGAGCATATAGTTCAGGTCTTCCTTGACCCGCTGCGCCTGACGCTCCCTCTCTGGGGTCAAACGCCCAACAATCTTGGTCTTAACCGGACCACCAGCAGGGAAAGTCTCCATAATAGCCTGAGACTGAAACCGCACAGCAGCCTCGGCAAGAATCGGGTGGAACACACCACAGGCCCCAGGCCAGGGAGAAGACCGATCCTCAATCTTCAAACCAAGAAGATCTAGTCCCTTTTTGTAAGTGTCTTCCCAATCCTGCCGGGAACGGCTGTCAGATTCAAAATCGTCCAACAATGAGTGGCCCAGAGCGTCAAGGTCACGCTCGTCCATGTGTTCAGCAAGGTTTGCATCGAACCCCGGCATAATCTGTTCGGAAAGCTTCGGACCAAAAATGGCGACCATCCCATCGTCATCACTTTCAATAATGACAGCATCCGGGTTGATGATCTCAACATCAACCTCAGCGGGATTGCCCAGCGGGTTCAAGGCTTTATCAATCGCCACTTCTCATCCCCTCAATAATAATCCGCCCGGACAGGAACGACACCATCGTCCTCATAATCCGTTGGCAGACGAATAAAACCACCCTGCCTATAGCGCATCATAGCCATAATGACAGCATCAACAAAGTCGTCATTGGCGCCATTCGGGAAAGAGGCACACTCCTCAATGACATCATCAGCCCATCGAGTTTCCGGCGCCCAGACTATACCAGACGCAAACATATCGCTAATACTATTTGCGCGCATAATCTTGTCCCCGGACGCCCGGGTCGGGGTGAACTCGGATACAGGAATGCCCAACTGCCGAAGCTCATGGATCAAAGGCAGACCAGACGCCTTGCCTTCAATCATTAGGGTATCAGGCTCCCACTCCCGATAAACCTCCATGGCCCGAGCCTTCAACTCTGGGAACTCTAACCTATCTTTGAACGCATCTAACAATATAAGATTAGGAACACCATCGCCTGTATCTTTATCATTACTAAAGACACCCCAGACGGTGAAGGCGGTATAGTCAGATCGGTTGTTCTTGGTGAACGCGGTATCCGCCGAGACGATAATATATTCACATTGTGGGGGCTTATTGGACTCCCAACGTCTCCACCACTCCCTCTTGAGAATGGCTCCTTCGGCATTGGTCGGCTGCTGTTGATACTGAGCATTCCACTTGTGGGCAGGCAATTCTGCCCTCAAAGCCTCTAAGGCTTCCCGCTTCCAATACTGCGGCCAAATCGGATTCCCCGAAGGCAATAAGGCAGGAAGCTCAATCACCTCCCACTCCGACACACCCTCACGATCCAAAGAGGATTGCACCAACCGGCCCGTCAAATCCCGCTTACCCCAGCGGGTCATCACTATGACAATACGAGCATCCGGCTGCAAACGCTGACGAGGACCAGAGGTGTACCAATCAAACGCCTTGTCATAAATAGAAGGATCATGCGCGGCTAAAATAGCCTCCTGCTCAGTGTGAGGGTCGTCAATGATAAATAAATCTGCCCCCTTACCGGCAATAGCGCCACCAATACCAACGGCGAAATAGGCACCGCCATCCGAGGTATTCCAACGCCCCGCAGCCTTACTGTCCGACTGCAACTTCACATCCCCAAAAACCTTCCGATAGTCTTCACCATCAATAAGGTTTCTAGTCTTTCTGCCAAAATCCAAGGCCAATTCTAATGTATGGGTAGCCTGAATGATCTTCTTATCGGGGAAATTACCCATGAACCAAGCGGGCAATAAATAGGAAGCAAACTCAGACTTGGTATGCCGGGGCGGCATATTGATAATCAACCGCTTGCACCCTCTCGAACGCTTCCCCAATAATCTCATGATGATGCCCCTGAATAAACCCAGGCCACATCTCCTTCACAAATGGGATAAACTTGGTCTTGGCAGTCTCAAGCCTACGAGCCTCCTCCAACTGCTCAACCAAACGCAATAAATCACGCTGCTCATCAAGAGATAAATCCTTAATCTTGGGCAGTATCTCTTCTAAATTCATACACACTCTCTAAAAAAAGACCCCCGTTACCGAGGGCCAAGTTATCCTTCAGGGAGAACAAGCACCGGATAGAAGAAACCAATGCAGAACAACCCTAGACACCCTCAACCCCGAGCGTCAACAAATTTCTCAACAACCCGCACAGACCGAGCCTTATGAGGCTCCATCACAACCCAACCCCTCTCCACTAAACAACGCACCACCCGATGCACCCCAGACTTAGACTTTAACTCTAAAGCAGACCCAATCTCATCATAAGACGGGGCAAACCCATACATCTGCCAAAAACCCTTAATGAAATCCAAGGCCTCTTTCTGCCGGAATGTCATTTTGAAATCTCCATAGGCACGGGACGCTCATCCCTCTTCGCACGCTCCCGAATCCTCTTAATCCGATGATGAGACCAACCCATCATACGACCAATCTCAACCTCAGTCTTCCCCAACAAAATCAACTTCCGCAACTTCTCAACATCATCCATCAGAACGCCTCCGAATCAATAAACCCATCTGATTCGGACCCAAACGCTTCTGCGCCATATAAAGCTCATCACGATCAAAAAACGCCCGAGCCTCCCCAACCGACAAAATAGCCCCAGGCACCGACTCCCACCCACCACGAAATGTGGAAACAGCAATCAACGTCCAAACATCAGGAATAACCATCCAACAAACCCCTCAACCGAGGAACAAACGATACTCAAAACACTAACACGAGACAAGATACTGCCCCAAAAAACCTTGTATTTTCATCCTACGGTTGAAGAACTTTTCGGTGAATGGCCAAAATGACCGGCAAAATACCAACCAACGGTAGAAAAATACCCCCGCCGGGCAGATGGTACCTAAAAAACAAAGGGGGGAGGGTCCAGAAATACCAA